GAGATGATTCTCACGCTTGCCCAGCTCCAGCGCATCATGCCCGCTTCTACGCGGGCATCGTTGTTTTTGGAGCCCCTCAATGCAGCCATGCAGGAGTTCGGGATCGATACCCGCCTGCGCATGGCGGCCTTCCTCTCGCAGATCGGCCATGAGTCGGGGCAGTTCCGATTCATGGAGGAGCTGGCTAGCGGTGCCGCCTATGACAATCGCGCGGATCTCGGCAACACCAATCCGGAGGCGATCCGGATCGCGGCAGCCCACGGCTCCACGCCGGGCCGCTTCTGGAAGGGCCATGGACCGATTCAGATCACCGGCTACCTCAACCATCTAGCCGCCATGATGGCACTTCACGTGGACTGCGTGGAGCAGCCCCGCCTATTGTGCGAGCCGGTCCACGGCTGTCGTGCCGCCGGCTGGTTCTGGTCGGTCAATGGCCTGGCCAAGTGGGCAGATGCCGGCGACATCGATGGCGTGAGTGACCTGGTCAACCGAGGCAAGAAAACGGTGGCCATTGGTGACGCCAATGGTTTTGCCGAACGTAAGGCCATCTATGAGCGAGCGCTGGAGGTGATCCCATGAACCGGATTCAGACTGTGGCGACCATCGTGGGAGGTGTCGTGCTGGCGCTCTGCCTGGGCCTGATTGGCGGCTACCTCTGGGGCGGGCACCGCCAGGCGCAGATCGATGAGGGCAGGGCGGCGGAAGTCAGTGAGCAGCATGCGCTTGCCCTGGCCAGTGCCACCGAAAGATATCGAGAGGCTGAGCGCAATGGCCAGGTTGCTGTTGCCGCCATAGCGGCCGCCGCTCAAAAGGAGAAAGAGAATGCAAAAAAGCAAATGGATGCTTTGCGCGGTGAGCTGCGCACTGGTGCTGAGCGCCTGTCAGTCGCCGTCGACGCGGCTAGTGCAGCCGCCGCTGCCCGAGCTGCCAGCGCTGGGGATCGAGAAGCGCGAGCCGACCTTCTGCCAGCGGCTGCTGACGTTCTTCTCGATTTCGCCCTCGAAGGCGACGACATCGTGCGGGACCTCAACGCCTGCATCGACAAATACCACCGCGCCGAACAGGTGATCTTCGAATCAAAGACGGGAGGTATCGCCGAATAGTGTTCGAAGTTGGGGCCTTGATCACTAGGTGAACAAGGCCCCGAAATAGAATCAATCCGACTCAGATTTTATTTTCTAAGAACGCGGCGTGCGCCTTCTTGGAGCTCTCGTGCGGACCTCAAAGGGAGTTGTGCAGCGATTCGGCGCTCTAACAGAATTTCTTTGAGGCGAACCCGCATGTATTTCCCGATAAGTTCATAGCCCTGCTGGTTTGGGTGGATGCCATCAGGGATAAATTCTGATCTTTGCGACGCAGGAATGATCGAGGAAAAATATTTCTGAACATCGATCACTGGGATGCCTTCCTCGCGCGCCACCTTTCGCATTATTTCAGCGTAGTGAGCAACGCTACCTAACCTGGAAGGATTTGGCGTCTGGAGAATGACGTCGTGTCCGTTTCCTCTCGCGCTTCTGATAATTGCCTTTAGGTTGGCAACGTACTCATCTTTAGAAATGGTCAGGCTGTCGTTGATTCCGTAGTTGAAGAGCATCACCGTAGCACACGACGCTCTGGCCATCTCCGGCCACCTCAAGTTGGCGTAATGCCCGTTGAGGACGGTCTTTGTTGAATCACCGCTTACCGATGAGTTGTGAATAGCGAAGCCAGGGATCGAAATAAAGTCTTGGACGGGCGACGCAACGAGTCTTATATCCGAAGAGTTCTGCGCTAGGGCACCCCCGTCCACCCCCATGAGAGTCGAGTCGCCGTAGATTTCCAAAAGCTCAGAAGCGCAGCCAGCGGCTGTAGTCAGCAGAAGTGCCAGTCCGGCAATGATCCGCCTTTTCGAGAGCATTTTTTTCTTAACCAATTACCTTTGTCGTTTTCGTAATTTTAAACATTTTCTTTGCTGCAGCTTTTCGTCTTGGAGAGCGACGGCGTCGGGCGGGTTATCAACGCCTGTGTCGACAAGTGCCACCCTGTAGCGCGAGTAATTAACGAAGCAGGACAGCAGTAAGAGTAGAGCGCCCGGCCGGTTGTTGGAGCAACCGGACCGGGCCTCAATCCACTGGGTTAGCAGTGAATCAAGCAAGGCCCTACCAGCCTCGCGAGGCGGGCAGGAGTCTACCACAACAAGAAAGGTTCACCGTGGCAACACCAACCCCTATCATTCCTTGGCTCGGCGGCAAGCGTCGCCTGGCCGACATCATCATTCCCCGTTTTCCCGTCCATACCTGTTATGTCGAAGTGTTTGCCGGCGGAGCGGCGCTGTACTTCCTGCGGTCGCCGGCGAAGGTCGAGGTGATCAACGATGTTAATGGCGATGTGGTCAATTTGTACCGTGTCGTCCAAAACCACCTGGAGGAGTTCGTCCGCCAGTTCAAGTGGTCACTGTCCAGCAGGGAGATTTTCAAGTGGCTGCAGGACACTCCCCCCGAGACCCTAACGGACATCCAGCGTGCAGCCCGGTTCTTCTACCTGCAGCAGCACTGCTTCGGTGGAAAGGTCGAGGGACAGACTTGGGGCACTGCTACGACGGCACCCCCCGTCAACCTGCTTCGGATCGAGGAGATGCTGTCCGCTGCACACCTACGTTTGGCAGCAGCACAGATCGAGCGCCTCGACTGGGCCAAGTGTGTTGAGCGCTATGACCGGCCGCACACCTTGTTTTACATGGACCCGCCATATCTGGAGACGGAAGGCTATGGCGTGCCATTCCCGGTGGGCCAGTACGAGAAAATGGCATGCATGATGCGGTCGCTGCAGGGCAAGGCTATCGTCAGCATCAACGATCACCCGATGATCCGAGAGATTTTCTCGGGCTTCCAGATGGAGGAGCTGAGCATTGACTATACGGTCGGTGGAGGCGGTAAGGCGGCCCGGCGAGGTGAGCTGTTGATTTATAGCTGGGATCGGGAGCAAGAGCCGGCCGGACTGTTTTAGGCCGAAGAGGGTGCTGACTCTAAAATGATAATGACAACTAAATTCGGCCTTGTCGAAGATTGATGTTTACATCGTGTATTGACATTCCTTTGAGGACCGCTTGTAATGTCAAAAGAGGACCAGTGTTTGCGTCACTGGTCCTCTATTAGATGATCAAGTTGCTGTGGTTAAGATCATCAATATTGCTTGGCTAAGCATCAATTGCAGGATTGGAGCCGGAATTTCAAACTCCAATCCTGCATCCCTAAAAGTCAATTTGACTTTCATCGATACACCTCCATAAAAAGCGTCGGAACCTCGTGAAGCCCCGCCAGTCGGGGTCTCTGATTGCCGACAGCCCCTATCTTAGCTCACGTCAGTGTGAGCAGAGTGGTCAAGAGACCTCTCCCGCTTGTCGGTTTGTAAGTACGCTTAATACTTTCTTGCATTTTTCTTCCAAACTCTCAACCAGTTTGCGATATGCGATACCGCGTAGTCCCGCGCGAGGACTGGGGTTCGGAAGGAATGAAGATTTTTTTGTCTTTTTTTTCATGATTTGTCGCATTATTGCGACATCCGGGGTGCCCATACCTGCTCATGAATCTTCGCCTAAAGATTTCTGCTGTGGTCTTAGCTAAAGCGCGCCGAGCACAAGCAGATGGCGATAGTGAGGCGGTCGCTGCAGGACCAGGCGGCTCGGCCGGTGAGCTTTGATTTACGCCAGGGATCGGGATAAGAGTCTGCTGGGCTGTTCTAAGGTGGAAAGGAAGGGCTATGCAGACGTCTGCACGGCTTCTCCCTTTTTGCTTAAAATACTGTTTATGCATACAGTATTAATAGAGAGCAATGTCTACCAATGTTGATGAAATGGAGCCGCATCCGCTGCCGGACGATATCGACCTGCCGAGGTCGGCCGGGCCTGGCCATGGAGCACAAATGTGCCGGCCACCACGCCACGGAGTTCTGGTTACGGTGCGACGCCTTAAAGAGCGCGGTGTGAACCTGTCTATTGTTCAGCGCCGTCAAGCGGCGCCAGTGGTCGGCGAGTTGAAGATCTCGCGGGTGCATGACCGAGCTGAATTTCAATCCATCGCTGAAATCGTAAATTTCAACGATCAGCTGGACGCGCACCTTCGCTACTTTCCCGCCAGGCTGATGTCCCTTCTAAATCCAGAAATCCTTTGGCTTGATGAGCGAGGGATGGTTATCTACGGTATCGAGCGGCTCGGTGGTATCGACGGCCCAGCGGTTGCCTATTGGCAGACTTGGCAAATCGCATTTGGAAAAGTGGAACCGGGCCCTCCATTTTGATGGCGCGATTATTGGCTAGGGCTTATGTTTGGAAGATATAAGCTATGCCTTATGAAATTAACGCGGCAAATAGTACTGAATTTTAACTGCTCATTTATGTTGGTGTTTTGCTATAACTACCGCGTCGTGATAATTTGAAACCTGTGTAAAAATGTGGCCGGATAAGAACAAACACCAATTTTGAGATATTATGGGGATAAAATTTCGAACGTACGTCAGCCAAACTGGTCGTAAAGACGTTCAAGACACAATTGACGATTTAGACGTCGAAGTGATTGTGGAATTTTCTATTTGTCTCCGGTACTTAGCAAATACTCCCCGACCGGACTGGGGCGACAAATTGAAAAAATTAAAAGGGGTGGAAGGTATATATGAAATTCGGTTCAAAGCCAATAATGCACAGCAAAGGGCTCTCGGTTTCTTCGGTCCAGAAGAAGATCAATTTACGATCACCATCTGGGCAATTCATAAACAAGACATCTACAAGCCCTCTGACGCAATCAAAAGTGCCGGCAAACGCCGGGACCAAATCGTTGCGCGCCAAGCAACATGTGATCCTCTCAAAATCGATGGAGAAGAGTTTCCTCCGACTGAGAAAGCCTGAGGCAAGAGCCGCTTACGTGCAGTCTGAACTTGCCCACGGCCTGGCAGCCCAGATAAGGGTATTGCGCACAACCAAAAAATGGTCTCAGGCAGAATTGGCTGCTAAGTTAGGCACAAGCCAAAATGCTGTGTGTCGACTGGAGAATCCTCAATACGGACGGTATAGCCTTAAGACACTCTTGGCGCTCAGCAAGGTATTCGATGTTGGCCTTATTACCCGGTTTGTGCCGTTCAGCAAATTAATGGCGGTAACATGGGATACAACTCAAGAAGCACTAAATGTCGAATCCTATGAGGAAGAGGCACCCCGAGTGGTTTTTTACCAGCTCGAATCCTCGCCGATGGGCTTCATTGATATTAAGTGGACAAACGAATCTTTGTCGTCTCCTGCCCCTAAGATTGCTGTGACTACAACTAAAAATAGCAGCACTCAATACTTACCTACCTTAATTACCGAATTTCAAAATGGCTAACAGAAAGACAGAAATACGCGACGGCGCAGCTAAGTTCGACCTCCTCTTCAATGACGAGCAGCCGGAGGTTTTTGTCGAAGGGCTTGCCCAGATAATGATTGGTGCCCCGTTGTCAAAGATCATCTTTTACACCACCAAAGGTGTGGATTCGGATGGGGTTGAGCAACGTTACGCCAATCAAACACTGGTAATACCAACGAATGCAGTAGTGCAAATGATTTCCCTGATTTCACAGCAGTTTGCTACTCATGAGAAGGAAATTTTGAGAACCGAAGCCGCGAATAGTGAGCAATTGAAGTCCATGCTGGCGGAGAATTCCAGGTTACTTCAGTCTATTGAAAAATGAAGGGAGTTAGGCGAGGATCGGCAGCTGCGCTTGTTCATATCCACGGCAAATGCGGGTCGGCTCACTTTATTCTGAACGGTAGATAACGGACAAATCCTCCCCCTGCAACCAGCTATATAGACGGCTCGGCTACTGACCTAAGTAGTCGAGCCGTTGCCATTTGAAGCAGCTCTCGAGTGGCGTAACTTTTGGCGTAGTTTTTGTTTATGGCGCGGCCGATACTAGGTGAAAAGACCAATGCATCATTGGCGTGTGAGCGGCGAGGTCTTTGGTCATGAGTCTGGGTGGCGATGCGGGGATCGCTTCTTGCAAGTT